TGCTGCGACGTGATGAAAAAAGCACCCGCCAAGCGATACGAAGCTACGAGCGGATGTGTGCCGTTTACCGCGATGATGGCGAGCGAGAGCCAGCAGCGAGAAAAAGAGTGGAAGCGCACGGGCTGTAACGCTTTTGACGGCATGCGCCCGATGGGAAAGCCCATGAGTTTCTGGTCGGAGCAAGATGTGCTCCACTACCTTGTCGGAACTGAGATACCCCATTGCAGCGTCTACGGCGACATCGTAGCCAGCGACGGCGAAAATGAGTACACCAGCACTCTGACGGAGCAGCCGCTCCGGTGTACCGGCTGCCAGCGCACGGGTTGTATGTTCTGCGGCTTCGGAGCGCACCTGGAGAAGGGCGAGAATCGCTTCCAGCGAATGGGGCGCACACATCCCCGGCACTACGATTTCTGCATCGGAGGAGGCGCTTTCGACCCGGCGGACGGTCTGTGGAAGCCTACCGCTAAGGGGTTGGGCTACGCCAGAGTGCTGGATTTTATTGGGGTGGCCTATGAATAGTTGCAGGCCCCTGTATCTGTGGGTCACGTCGGATAAGTACGAGCTGCTGTTGGCAGGGTCGTATGGGTGCCCAGGGAAAAGTTTGAAGGAGGAAAAAGCAATGAACGAAGAAATGAAGATGACCCAGGAGCGGGAAGGCCGGATTCTGGAGGCCGCCATCGATACTTGGGGCTCTGAGATGCAGATCATCGTGGCCATCGAGGAGATGAGCGAGCTGACGAAGGCCCTCACCAAGTACATCCGGGCCGATGATGCTGCCACGATTGTGACCAATATCAGGGAGGAGATGGCCGACGTGGGTATCATGCTCAACCAGCTCTCCCTCATTTTCGGCGATACCACCGAGGAGGAGATCCGCAAGCTGAACCGCCTGCGGCGGAGAATCGAGGATGTGACCGGTGAGACGCTTTTCTGACATGGATATCCCCGAGCGTCCATTGGAGCCGCCGGAGCCAGAAGAAAATCCCCGCTGCCCCTGTTGCGGCGAGGAGTGCGAGACGCTGTACCGGGCGTTCTCCGGGGCCGTCGTTGGCTGCGAGAAGTGCGTGGACGCCCTGGACGTTTGGGAGTACCGGCATTTGGCAGACTAAATTTTGGGAAGTAATAGGAGGACAACATGAAGGAGATCATGGTTAAGCTGACATTTACGGAGCCCATCTTGGGGACGTCTCCGGCCAATCCTGATGTGTATCGGGAGTTCATCGGCAGCAAAAGCCCGGACGCTTTGAGTGTGGAGGATGAGGTCGCCGCTCTTGGTGCCGACGCTGTGGCGGATAAGGGCATGACGGTATTCCCTCGCCTGGACGATGGCACGCCGTTCCTCTACGATTACCAGATCAAGGGATTTTTCAAGGATACCTGCGGTGGCCTTCGCAAAGTGAAGGGGACCGCAAGCGAGAAGATCAAGGCGTACAAGAAGGAAATTGACAAGCTGATTTTCCCGGAGCCCAGAACGATTCCTATCCTGTTTGACGGCAAAATCGGTGAGTGTCAGCGCCCTCTGAGAGCGCAGACGGCGCAGGGGGAGCGCATCAGCCTTGCGATGAGTGAGGAGATTCCCGCCGGGGCGACGTGGAGAAGGAGGACGAGCAATGGTAAGAGTAATGCAAATCCCTACCCGCTCCATGAGCCGCCCGGAGTGGCTGGAGCAGCGACGAAAGACCGTCGGCGGCAGTGACGCCGCCGCCATCGTGGGGCTGTCCCGGTATGCCTCCGCCTACACCGTGTGGGCGGACAAGACCGGGCGGCTGCCGGACAAGCCGGACACAGAGGCCATGCGGCTGGGCCGTGACCTGGAGGACTATGTGGCCCAGCGCTGGTGCGAGGTCACGGGGAAGCGGGTGCGCCGCCGTATGGCCATGCTCTACAACAAAAAGTACCCCCACGCCCATGCGGACGTGGATCGGATGGTCATCGGCGAGGATGCCGGGTTGGAGTGCAAGACCACCTCCGACCTGGATCTCCGGCAGTTCCACGGGGTGGAGTTCCCGGAGAAGTACTACGCTCAGTGCGTCCACTACCTGGCCGTCACCGGTTGCCAGCGCTGGTATCTGGCGGTCCTGGTCTTTGGACGGGGCTTCTTCACCTATACCCTGGAGCGGGACCAGGAGGAGATCGACGCCCTGATGGCCGCTGAGAACGATTTCTGGGCGCTGGTGGAAGCGGATACCCCTCCGGCTCCGGATGGCTCAGACGCCTCCACGGAGGCGCTGCAGACCATCTACCGGGAGAGCGCCGCTGAGGAGCGGAAGCTCTTCGGGCGGGAGCCCCTGCTGGAGGAGCACACCGCCCTGCGGCGCCAGCGGAAGGCTATCGATGAGCGCATTGCCGAGATCGAGAATACTATCAAGCTGGACATGGAGACGGCGGAATTTGGTGACTGCGGGCACTGGACCGTTTCCTGGAAGAGCCAGGAGCGCAGCACCTTCCAGCCCAAGGCTTTCGCCGCTGACCATCCCGACATCGACCTGAGCCCCTATTACAAAAAAACGACGCTCCGGCCCTTCAAGGTCACGGAGCGGAAAGAGTACGTATGAACGCTATCCAGAAAGCCACCGGCGAGAAGGCCGTGACCACCGAGAAGAAACCCAGTATGCAGCAGTACATCAAGCAGATGGAAGGGGAGATCAAAAAGGCCCTGCCCTCCGTCATCACCCCGGAGCGCTTTACCCGTATCGTGCTTTCCGCACTCTCCACCACCCCCGCCCTGGCGGCCACCACGCCCCAGAGCTTCCTTGGGGCCATGATGACGGCGGCACAGCTTGGCATGGAGCCTAATACCCCTCTGGGACAGGCCTATCTCATCCCTTACCGCAACCACGGCGTGATGGAGACCCAGTTCCAGCTGGGCTACAAGGGCCTCATCGACCTCGCCTACCGCAGCGGAGAGGTCAGCACCATCCAGGCCCATGTTGTTTATGAGAACGACACGTTTGACTATTCCTTTGGCCTGGACCCTCAGCTCAAGCACATTCCGGCAAAGAGCGACCGGGGAGCTCCCATTTTCGTCTATGCGGCCTTCCGGACCAAGGATGGTGGCTACGGCTTCGAGGTAATGAGCGTCGACGATATCCGGGAGCACGCCCAGAAGTTCTCCAAGAGCTACGAGAAAGGCGGCCCCTGGCGGACCAATTTTGAGGAGATGGCCAAGAAGACCGTCCTCAAAAAGGCGCTGAAGTACGCTCCACTGAAATCCGATTTCGTCAGGGGCGTCGCCCAGGATGGGTCGGTCAAGGTGGAGATCAGCGAGGACATGTACAGCGTCCCCAGCACCATCGAGGCGGAGGACGTGGAGTTCACCGAGATTCCGGACAGCGACCCCGCCACCGGCGAGGTCATCAAGGAGAAGGCGGCGGCGCAGTGATGCGCCCCGCCGGGAGGAATGCGGGATGCCGAACAGAATCATCAAGGAAAGCATCTGCGATTCGGAGAAACTGGCGGCGCTTTCGGATTTTGAGTTTCGGCTGTGGGTCGGTCTGATTACGCAGGCGGATGATGCGGGGCGCGGCGACGCCCGCCCCGCTTACATCAAGGGGCACGTTTTCCCGTTTCGGGAAAGGGTCACAACGAAGGATATCGATGCTGCGCTTCACGCGCTGGCGGCGGGTAGCTGCGTCACCCTCTACACGGTAGGCGGGAGGCCCTACTATTCGTTCCCAAGTTGGGCAAAGCACCAGAGGATCCGGGACTGTAAGCCCAAGTACCCCGGGCCGGAAGATGCCGACCTGCCGCAATCTGCGGCGGATTGCGGCGACTTGCCGCATGCTGCAGCAGACTGCGGCGGATTGCGGCCTGAATCCAATCCGAATCCAATACAATCCGAATCCAATCCGAAGTATATAGGCACGGAGCCGCAAGCGGCGTCCATGCCGCCGGTGATTTTTTTGCCGCTGAATGATGGGGCCGAATATCCGGTTTCCCAGGAGCAGTGCCATGAATGGGCGGGCCTGTACCCTGCTGTCGACGTGATACAGCAGCTGCGGCAAATGAGGGCGTGGCTGATTGCCAACCCTCGCAAGAAAAAAACGAAAAGCGGAATCAACCGGTTTATCGTCACATGGCTCTCGAAGGAGCAGGATCGTGGCGGAGTTTACGGGAAGGAGGAAAGCCGTGGGCAGCAAGGAAAGCCCGAATATCGCAACGTGGGACGAGACCTCTGAGCCTTGTTCGCTTTGTGACGGGCTTGGGTACACCGTTTCCAGGACCGAAACGGGTGAGCTTGTAAGCCGTACATGCCGGTGCGAGATTGTTCGGCAGAATCGGAGGCGCATTCAGCGCTCCGGACTGGCGGGCCTCCTGGAGCGATGCAATTTTGCGTCCTTCCAGACGCCTGAGGCATGGCAGCGGGCCGCAAAACAGGTGGCGGAAGAGTATCTGACGGATTGCCGTGGGAAGTGGTTTTTCATCGGCGGATCTTCCGGCACCGGGAAGACCCATCTTTGTACGGCGATCTGCGGGCAGCTGATGGCGGGCGGGATCCCCTGCCGCTATGTCCAGTGGCGTGGGGATATCCCGGCCATCAAGGCCAAGATCAAAGACGCCGAGGCGTATCACGAAGCGATCTGGCCGCTTAAAACTGTGAGGGCGCTGTATATCGATGATTTCCTGAAGGGATCCGTGACGGAGGCGGACAAGAATATCGCTTTTGATCTGCTAAATGCCCGCTACAACGATCCCCAGGCGATCACGATCCTCTCCACAGAGTGGCCCATCGATAAGATCCTATCGTGGGATGAGGCCATCGGGAGCCGGATCGCGGAGCGGGCCAGAGAGTATACCCTGAACCTACGCAGCAAACAGAACTGGCGCCTGCGGGAGGTGGCCGGTGGTTGACCATGTGCGTGTGGTGGTAGACGTCTACGGGGTAGACGATTACATGGCTGCAAAAGAATCCGTAGCTATGATGCTGGAACCGCTTGGGAATGTCCGGGTGGTACAGGTGATTGCGGACGGGAAGGAGGCCAGATGAACAAGGATGTAATGTTTTCCAGTAAAACGGATCAATGGGAAACGCCAAAAGATTTCTTTGATGACTTAGATGCGCTATTCCATTTTACACTAGATGCATGTGCGTTGCCCGAAAACGCAAAGTGTGAAAAATACTTTACGCCTGAAATGGATGGGCTAAAGCAGGAATGGGGGGGCGTTGTTTGGTGCAACCCTCCATACGGGAGAGAAATTGGCCGGTGGGTAGAGAAGGGATACCTTTCAGCCAAAAACGGATGTACGGTGGTCATGCTTCTACCGGCGAGGACGGACACAAAATGGTTCCACGAGTATTGCTATATGAACCGTTTCGCTACTGTGCGATTTGTAAAGGGGCGGTTGAAGTTTGGCGGAAGCAGAAACGGAGCACCGTTTCCATCGATGGTTGTGATTTTCAGGAAATGAAAAGAAGGTGGAGTACTGGAAGGAAGGGAAGGAGGGGAAGGCATGAGTGCCAGAAGGCCTTGTGCGGAGAAGCGGATGACCCTTTTCCGCACCTGCGGGACCTGCGGAAAGACTATCGTGACCACGGCGGACACGCCCTGGGTGCGGCAGGTGCCCAGGGATGGGAAGAAGATGGCCACGACCTACTACTGCTCCGAGGGCTGCTTCGCCGCCAGCTACAAGCATATCGGCTGGTTCGACGGCAAGGCTGAGGAGCGCCGCCGCCTGAAAGATCAGAACCGGGATCCGGAGAAGGAACGGGAGCGCGGGCGGCGTTACTACGCCGCCCATCGGGAGGAGAGGATAGAGGCGGCCAGGCAGCGCCGCCTTGCGAACCCCGGACTTGCCGCCGCCGACAACGCCTACTATCGGCGGAAACGGAAGCTGATGGCGGAGGGGGTGCAGGTATGAGAGGGGACTACATGCGCATCTGCACCGCCATGCTGGACAGTGCCGACGCCATCGGTCTGCTGCGGGACTGGGCGGACAGCCCCGGCGCCAAGTGCGAGATGACCCTGGCGCAGTACCTGGGCAAGCGGATTATCCACACATGGATGATTCCAGAGCCTGTGAGGAGGGAAGAGAATGGCTGAGTATATCGAGCGCGAGGCACTGATTGAAGATCTTGATGCGGCTGCCAAACACGGAGGAATGGGAGAAATTATTGCTCAGACATTGCGGCGGTACGTGAAGCGTGCCACGGCTGCCGACGTCGCACCGGTGCGGCACGGCTGGTGGCTGCACAGCCACTACGAGGACTGCTCGGAGCATTTCGAGATTGTGAAGTGCAGCAACTGCGACTTCGAGGCCTATGCAATGGCCTTCTTTGTGCGGAGCGGGAATTACTGCCCCAACTGCGGGGCCAAGATGGACGGTGCCATATGATAACCTGCTGCGTTGATTGTGCCCGCCGCTACTCCGACTGCCACAGCAAGTGTGAGGCTTACCTCCAGCAGAGGGCGGAGCATGAGGAGGAGCGGGCGGCGTTGAGTACCATCCGTGCCAGGAAAAGCGACGCTTATGCGTTTAAGGAAAACGGGCGGCAGCGGGTAGAGCGGAGGAAAAATAAAGGGCGGTGAGTGAATGGCATTGACAGCGGAAGACCTGGCCCGGCTGGGGCCGGGGGCGCAGCGGCAAGTGCTGCAAAAGCTGGGAGCGCAGAAGCGGCCCAGGGAGAAAAAAACAAACAAGTACCACGCCAGGCCGACAGATGTATGGATGCCGGATGGCACGGTGAGGAATTTTGCCAGCGAGAAGGAGGCGGCAAGGTTCCGGGAGCTGGACTTGCTGCAAAGGACGGGCCAGATTACGGGCTTGCGCTGCCAGGTGCCGTTTGAGCTGATACCCAAGCAAAAAAGAGCCGACGGGAAATGGGAAAAACCCTGTACCTACATTGCCGATTTCGTGTACCGGGACGGCTGCAAAGTGGTGGTGGAGGACGTAAAGGGCTACGATGATTCCAAGAGCGCCGCTTATCGGCTGTTTGTTATCAAGCGGAAGCTGATGCTGATGGTGCATGGAATTACAATAAAAGAAATTTAGGAGGAACAAAAAATGGAAGCGAAAAACAATCAGATGTACGTTGTGCGGTGCGCACAGGCCGGGGTTTTCTTCGGTGAGATTAAGGAGCGCAAGGGCGACGAGGTAACCATGACCAACGTCCGCAAGCTGTGGTACTGGGACGGTGCGTGCGCTGTGGAGCAGCTGGCGGTAGACGGGACGAAGAAACCTGGCGACTGCAAATTTACCGTCATGGTGTCCGAAATGGTCCTTACGGGTGTGATCCAGATTTTGGCCTGTACGGATAAGGCGGCAGAGTCTCTGACCGCTGTAAGGGAGTGGAAACGATGATGCTTGATGATAAGATCAAGGCATTTCTTTCTGTAAGCTGGGGCTCGGGCGAGGGCTGGGGCGAGGGCTCGGGCTGGGGCGAGGGCTCGGGCTGGGGCTGGGGCTGGGGATCGGGCTCGGGCGAGGGCTCGGGCTGGGGCGAGGGCTGGGGATCGGGCTGGGGATCGGGCTCGGGCGAGGGCTCGGGCGAGGGCGTTACTCAGGTCGATGGCAAAAACGTCTATCAAATTGATGGAACGCCCACGCTGATCCAGTCTATTCGCGGAAACGTTGCTCATGGGGCAATCCTCTATGACGATCTCACGCTTACTCCGTGCTACGTGGTAAAGCAGGATAATCTTTTCGCCCACGGGGAAACGCTTCGGGACGCAATGGAAGCCCTGCGAGATAAGCTCTTTGAGGATATGCCGGAAGAAGAACGAATCAGCGCTTTTCTGGCCGAAACCGAGTGCGGGAAGAAATACCCCAACCAGCATTTTTATGCTTGGCACCACCGCCTCACCGGGAGCTGCGATATGGGGCGGAAAGCGTTTGCCAAAAATCACGGGATCGACGTGGAGAACGGAACCATGACGCTGGAAAAGTTTTTGGAGCTTACTAAAAATTCCTATGGCGGTGATGTGATCCGACACGTCCAAGAAAGGCTGGCAAAGAAGTGAAACGAAACGTTTGGGAGATAGCGTACATCGTATGGATTGTGGTTGTGGTGGGCTTGATGCTTTTTGGGCCCGCCAGAGCCGCCGAAGACGCGGAACGCACGGAAAATCACACGGAGATTACGCCGGAATGCACGGAACGTGCGATTGAGGCGGAGCCCGATGAGGAACCCGAGAACGAGTACATCGAGGCGGCGCTTTACGCCTCCGGATACTTCCGGGAGGACGTGCCGCTTGACGGCGATACCCAGGCGTTCCCCCGGGCGGCTTGCGAGGAGACCGGCATCCCCTATGAGCTGGCTTTGGCCGTAATCCGGCAGGAGACGGAGTTCCGTAATGTCGTGGGTGACGATGGGCGCAGCGTAGGCTATATGCAGGTGCAGCGGCGCTGGCACGAGGACCGAATGGCCCGCTTGGGGGTGACGGATCTCACGGACCCCTACAGTAATTTCCGGGTGGGCTGCGATTATCTGGCGGAGCTGCTGGGGAAATATTCGCTGGAAGAGGCGCTGACGGCTTACAATAGCGGAAAGCCAGGTAAGAGCACCTATGCCTCCAATGTCCTGGCGTACATGGAGGCGTACTATGGCGATTAAATGCAAGGGGTGTATCCATCGCAACCTCAGCGGCTACGCCGGGTACTGTGATTACCTCAAAAACACCGGCCATTGCAAAATCGTGAAAAAAGTTTTGCCAAATGGAGTGGAGGTCAAAACGATAGCCGACCCTGACGATTGCCCGTTTTTCGAGCCGAAGAAGAAAAAGGTTGAGAAGCCGCCGAAGGTTGTCCGGGCGCCGATCGACTTTGATTTAGTGCGGAAGCTGTACGAGCGAGGAATGAATGATCGGGAAATTGGCGAGGAAGCTGAGTGCTCCGGTTGCGTTGTGTGGAAGTGGCGCAAAAAGAACAAACTGCCGCCCAATAAGCGGAAGAAGCCGTACTGAGGAGGTGTACATGAGCAAGCCAAGATATCCTTGGTGGGGATATGTCAAAGCGATCATCCGGCAGTATAACGGGGGGAAGTTTACCCCAGCGTCCGCCTCCCAGATTGCGGAGTATCAGGCGGTCCGGGATGCGGTAGAGCAGACGGAAGCCATGGATGGCGGCAAGGAGCGCATCTGGCTTGTGCGGATCGTGTTTTGGGAGCGGACGCATACCCTGGAGGGAGCGGCGCTGGAAGTGCATTGCTCGGAGCGTACCGCCCGCCGGTGGCATACGGATTTTATCCTTTTGGTTGCCAAAAAAAGAGGGCTCTTGGACTAAAAGTTGGACTTAAAAAGCCATTGACTTGTGTTACAGTGGGAGATGGGAGGATATTCCTTCCACCTCCCACTTCCCTTTCTGTCGCCCGTGCGGCGGTCCGTCCTCCTTCTGCCGCACGGGAATATGCCGCACGCACGATGCAGCCCAACGATCAGGGCCGAGAGGCCGCACCTCTCATGCGGTACAGCATGTTTGATGCAGGGTCGCTCCCTTCCGTGCAAGCCGGACGGAACACAGACCGATAGTAACTGCGACACGACGGAGAGCAACGCCGGATAGCCCACAATGAGAGGGCGCGCGGAACACGACGCAACGGGACTTCGAGAGCCTGAGAAATCGTGGCACAAAGTAAGGGGCTGGCCGTCATAGTCCCTACCCAGGAATGGTCGCTGAAAACTACGCACGCGGGGGAGCGAGCTCCCTATCTCGATGGACGTGTCTGTGGATTGTGTCCGAAGCGCCTGTGTGGCGTCGGACCCGAGGTCGTAAGATAATCTAAGCGGCAAGACTGCCAAAATCAGGCCCCTCAGCGGGCAGCACGGAGACGTGCGCAAACATGACAGAACTCCCCGCACCTCTCAACGATGTGTCCCAGGGGAGACGTTTGCAGACGGAAGCTGGGTGGATGCAGCTCCGTGTAGAGTATCGGGTTCGCAGGTTCAAATCCTGCCGTCTGCACAATGCGTATGGTATCACGCCCCGGCAGCTATGATTGCGTAAGTCCGATAACGAGCCTTCCCTGTGCGCTGTATGTAAGCGGCAGGGCGAAGTATTTATTATTTAGCTGGACCCGGCTTGTGTAAAAGAAACGGATGCGACCGACATACCGGCGCAGGGCTGAAAAGTTCCGTGGTTATCCGGCGCTGCTGTCTTTGCGAGGAGGCTGAGGCGGTAAATGGATGTGGTGTGGTGACGGCAATCGAGAGATTAGGTCGTTGTGTAGGCCAGGCCAAACAGAGCGCAGCGCCGGAGACTGTGTAAGTATCACGCGCCCCTTGCGGGCATAGAGTAGCCCCTCGGGGCGGGTAAAGTCTGCTATGTAAGGCCAAGGGGCGGGGGCTGGTAGCAAATAAAAGTGCGAGGTGGTGATGAGTGGCATTAACAGCAAAGCAAGAGCGATTTGTGCAAGAATATCTTGTGGATTTGAATGCCACTCAGGCAGCTGCAAGAGCAGGGTATAAGAACGCCGAGAAAGGTAGGCAGTTGGTTACGAATAGTAACGTTTCGGCGGCTATCCAAAAAGCAAAGGCAGAGAGGCAGAAAAGGACGGAAGTCACGCAGGATTATGTGATTGAAAAGCTAAAAGAAATCGCGGACAAGCCTGCGTCTGATTGCACAGAAAGTGATCTGAAATATGCGAACAAGCTAAAGGCACTTGAAATGCTTGCAAAGCATACAGGAGTGTTTGATAAGCAAGACAATTCCGGCACTGATTCCGTCGTTAAGGTGATTATCGATGTCTGATATCCTCTTGTCAGAAAAGATCGGGCCTGCTTTTTATGACATTGCGCATGACATTTTCCATCATGGTCACACGCATTACGATTTTAGCGGCGGGCGCGGATCGCTGAAATCCTCCACGGTGTCTGTACTCGTCCCCCTGCTGCTGATAAACAATCCGGGGATACACGCGCTGGTGCTGCGTAAGGTGGCAAATACCATTCGTGACAGCGTGTACGCGCAGTATATCTGGGCAATCGGTGAACTGGGAATGGCGGCGTACTGGGAAGCAAAAGTCTCCCCGATGGAGCTGATCTATAAGCCGACAGGGCAGAAGATCATGTTTCGCGGTGCGGACGACCCGATGAAGATCAAGTCTATCAAGGTGCCGTTTGGCTACATTGCCGTGACGCACTTTGAGGAGAAAGACCAGTTTGCCGGACGCGCGGAAATTCGAAACATTCTGCAATCTACAATGCGTGGCGGCTCAAAGTACTGGAATTTTGAGAGCTATAACCCGCCGATCAGCCGGGACAACTGGGCGAACAAAGATAGCCTGGAAGAACGCCCTGACAGGCTTTGCCACAAATCAACGTACCTGCAAGCGCCGCCGGAATGGCTGGGGCAGCAGTTTATTGATGAGGCGGAGCACTTAAAAGAGACGGACGAGCGGGCGTATCAGCACGAGTATCTTGGGATTCCGGTGGGAACCGGCGGAAATGTCTTTGATAAATTGGAGCTGCGGGAAATCACGGACGCCGAGGTCGCCGCTTTCGATCATATTTACCAAGGCGTTGACTGGGGATATTTTCCGGACCCGTTTGCTTTTATCCGCTTGCATTATGACCGGGCGAGGGAAACCATTTATCTACTGGACGAGATTTACGAAAACAAGCTCTCGAACGAGCAGAGCGCCCAAATGATCCTCCGCAAGGGATACAACGACGTCCGCCTTATCTGCGATAGCGCAGAGCCTAAGAGCGTGGCAGACTTCCGGGCGATGCGCCTCCCGGCGTTTGAGGCCATTAAGGGCCCCGGCTCTGTAGAGTATGGCATGAAATTCCTGCAACGCAGAACCATCGTAATTGATAGAAAACGTACCCCGCACGCTTACGACGAGTTTGTTGGGTATGAGTACGAGAGAAACAAAGACGGCGACATTATCAGCGGCTACCCGGACGCCAACAACCATTTGATTGACGCCGCCCGGTACGCCTTAGAGCCTGTGAGCCGCAGAATGGGAGTTATCGCATGACGGTAATCGAAAAACTCAAACAGCTTGGCTATACAACGATTCCCGAGGAGTTTTACACACAGGTTGATGTGTGGAAGTCCTGGTATCAGGGCAATGTCAAGGGGTTTCACCGCTACAAGCGCTATAACGGCCATGATTGGGTAAACTGCGAGCGTGCGACGCTTGGCATGGGGAAAAAGGTTTGCGAGGATTGGGCGAACCTTCTGATGAACGAAAAAGTCCAGATCACGCTGGAAGGGCAGAAGGAACAGGAATTTATTGATCGCATCCTGACGGAGAATAACTTTTCCGTTAAGGCCAACGAAATGCAGGAGATGAAATCCGCTCTTGGCACGGTGGCCTATATCCCGAGAGTGATTGGACAGAGCGTCCGCAGCGATGGCGAGCCAATCCCCGGTGAAGCGACCGGAATTGAGCTGGATTACGTTACCATTGAGCATATCTTCCCTCTGGCTTGGCGGAATGGCTTTATTTCTGAGTGTGCCTTTGATAGCGTGGTGACGGTGCATGGTAAGACTTACCTGTATCTTCAGATTCATCGGAAAGACGCAAACGGCCTGTACGTCATCGAAAACAGCATTTACCGCTACGAAAACGAAACCCTGTCCGATATTGCGTTGACGGATGTCCCCGGGTTTGAGCGCATTCCGCCCGTGGTACATACCGGGAGCGATAAGCGGCAGTTTGTGATTGATCGTCCTAACATCGCCAACAATTTCAATTACCTTCTCCCGACGGGAATCCCCGTGTTTGCCAACGCAATTGATGTACTTCGTGGCGTGGATAGCGCCTATGATTGCTACGTCAACGAGTTTGAAAACGGCCCTCTGTTACTTGCGGTAAAAATGCCCGCTACCAGGTGGGAGGATGGGAAGCCGTCTCTCGATTCCCATGATCGCCGGTTTTATCTCCTGGAAGAAGATGCTCAGCAAGGAAGCGTTGTTGAGCCCATTTCCCCGCAGCTCCGCACAGATAAGCTCAATGTGGGCTTGCAAGATCAGCTAAACCTTTTGTCCAGCAAGTGCGGTTTTGGAGAAACCTATTACCGTTTTAACGGCAATAGCGTTGCCACGGCGACACAGGTTATCAGCGAAAACAGCACCATGTTCAGCACAATCAGAAAACACGAAATCGTGTTGCGGAAGGCGCTTGTGGAGCTGTGCCGCGTGATCCTGCGGCTGGGCAATACCGCAATGAACGCGGGGCTCAACGAAAATGTAGCGATTACGGTTAATTTCGACGATTCGATTATCACCGATACCGAAAGCGAGCGGGCGCAGGACCGGCAGGATGTAAGCATGGGAGCCATGAGCCTTGTTGAATACCGAATGAAATGGTATGGGGAAGACGAAGCGACGGCAAGGAAAATGCTTCCGAAGCTGCAAGAGCTGGTGGACGAGAAACAGGATGAGGTCGAATAATGGCCCGCTATCCATTTACGCCCGAGCTGCTCGACGCTCTCCCTGAAGAACTCGCAGAACTTTTCCGTGGACTCGAGGATAAGCTGTTGTGGGAAATTTGCTCCCGGCTTAAAGCCGCCGATCAACTCAACGAAGTTACGGTGCAGGATATCCGGGCGCTACGGGCGCACGGTATTGATCTCAAAGAGATCGAAAAGGCCATCCGCCAAACTTCCGGTATCAGCGAGAAAAAACTCAAAAAGCTGCTAGACGATGTAGTAGAGCGCAACCAAAAATACTACACCGAAATGATTGATCTTGCCCACGTCACCCAGCCGGAAACGCTGGTGGACGCTGCCACGGTGGATACGATCAGGCGGCAAACGCTGGATACATTCCGAAACTTGACGGCCTCCATGGGATTTTTGGTAGACGCCGGGCGCACGATGCTCCCACCGGCCAAAGCGTACCAATGGGCGCTCGATAATGCTGTGATGCAAATTCAGAGCGGCGCTATCAGCTACAACCAGGCTATCAAAACCGCTGTAAAGCAACTAGCGGGAAGCGGGTTGAAAATTGTTGACTACGAGAGCGGACATCGAGATCAGATTGACGTGGCCGCCCGCAGAGCTGTGATGACTGGCGTAAACCAGATTTGTGCCAAATATACCGAGCAATCCGCCGAATATCTAGAAACGCCGTATTTTGAAGTTTCCGCTCATGCGGGCGCTCGTGATGTGCCAGGGCCGTCTCCGTGGTCTTCCCACAAAGACTGGCAAGGCAAGGTGTACAGTATCCGCACTGGCGATATTTACCCCAGCATTTACGAGGTATGCGGGCTTGGGTATGTAGATGGCTTGGAAGGTGCCAACTGCCGGCACAGACGGTTTCCGTGGGTGGAGGGCGTGTCAGAGCGCACATACACCGACGAGCAACTTGCGCGCATTGATGACGGTCTTGGTTGTGAGTATGACGGCAGGAAATACACCGCTTACGAAGCCACTCAGATGCAGCGCCGTGTAGAACGCCAGATACGGGCACAGAAGCGGCTTAAAAACGCCTACAAGGCCGCAGGCTTAACGGATGACGCCACGGCGGCGAACGTCAAATTACGCCGCCTAAACGCCAAATACAAAGAGTTTAGCAGAACGGCAGGATTGCCGGAACAGCCGGAACGGCTAAAAGTGTTGTATACGGATGCAAAGGCGGAAAACATAGTAAACCCGTTAAATGCGGACTTTCTAATGAAAGAGACGCCCAAAAAGCGGGAGCGGTATGCCGATGTAACAAGAGCGTGGCGGAAAGCGGCTACTCCCAATAGCCGTCTTGTCCAAGACTTGCAAGAGTATTCTGCAAACGGCGTTACATACAAAGTGGACGGGCATAATGTGGTGCTTGATTATAGCCCCCATGAGAAAGAAATCGCCGAACTCTTGGAAAAAGAATTCGGCGGAGAGCTGTATATGATCCCTCGTGTAAATAGCCCGCAGGGTGTATCTACGCCGGATTATTTGTTCCGAGGGGTTGGGTATGATCTTAAAACGCTTGGGGATAAAGCCGGCCCGGATACAATGTTCCAGCGGATACGGAAAGCAAAACGGCAATCCCACAATTTCGTTGTTGACGTTTCAAACGCCAAATTAGATAAAGAAACTATTGATAAACAGATTAAAAAAATCTTTTTAAACGATAATACGGCGTTTGTCGATACATTAATTATTGTTAAAAACGGTGCAATAGAAAAAATTGTAAAACGCACATAAAAAAGGAGCCTACCGCCGCCACACCCCATTTAAGAGGATCCAAGTCGACAACGATGTGCTCCTATTAATCTATATACCACACTTTTATAAAAAATGCAAGAGAAATTGCAATTTGACATAAGAAAATGATACTTTGTTAACCCATGCCGAGAGGCGTTAAACCGCTGGGCGACGGCCCAGGGAATAAACGGAGGTAAATCAAATGAGCGAACCCATTAACAATCCCAATCCGAACCCGGCCCCCGTACCGGAGCCGTCCCCTGCGAAGACCTTCACGCAGGAGGAAGTAGACGCCATGATTGGCAAGCGCCTCGCAAAGGCGATGAAGGGTATCCCCAGCGAGGAAGAGATCGCCGCATACCGAACGTGGAGAGAAGGCCAGCAGACCGAACAGGAGCGCCAGGCCAAGAGAGACAAGGAGCTTGCCGACAGCAAGTCCGCTCTGACCGCCGCACAGGCGGAAATTGAGCAGATGAAGCGAGACAAGTACGTTTTTTCCAAGGGCCTGACTGGCGAGGAAGCTGAGTTTATCGCATTTAAGGCTCTGAAAATGGTGGACGACAAGACCACTTTTGAGCAGGCGGTGGACCAGCTTGCCGAAAACCGCCAGAAAGTAAGAATCGACTGGGCGGCCCCTGCTGGTGGCGGTGAAAAGAAAATTGACGTAAATGCTGCGATGAACAGTCTGATCCGCAGCGCAGTAAAGTAAGGAGAAGAATATGGCAACTATTGATCGTTCCGCACTTTCCGGCCTGATCCCGGAACCCGTAACCCGCGAAATCATGCAGGGCGCTATCGCCGAGTCTGCTGTTCTTCGTATGGGCCGCAGACTGGCGAATATGTCCAGCAAGACGCAGACCATCAACGTGCTCGACGCGCTTCCTTCCGCGTATTTCGTCAACGGCGAAGCCACTGACGGCGGCGCCGGCGACGCCTTCAAGCAGACCACCAAGATGGCGTGGGACAAGAAGAAGCTGTATGCCGAGGAAATCGCGGTTATCGTCCCCATCCCCGAGGCTGCTCTCGATGATGCGGACTATGACATTTGGGGCGAGGTCAAGCCCCGTCTGACCGAGGCTTTCGGCAAGGTCATCGACGCGGCTATCTTGTTTGGCACGAACAAGCCGAGCACTTGGCGCACTGGCGTTGTTCCTGCTGCTGTCGCTGCCGGCAACGGTGTGCCCATCAGCTCCGACATTTTCAGCGACATCATGGGCGAAAGCGGCCTGATCGCCAAGGTCGAACTGGATGGCTTTAACCCCAACGGCGTTATGTCCGCTATCCAGATGCGCGGCAAGCTGCGCGGCCTGAAGGACACCACCGGCCAGCCCATCTTCAAGTCTGATATGCAGGGCGCTACCCGCTATGGCCTGGACGGCATGGATATGTACTTCCCCATGAATGGCGCGTTCGATCCTGCGCAGGCGCAGATGATCGTCGGTGACTGGAGCCAGCTCGTCTACGCCATCCGTCAGGACATGACGTTCAAGATTTTCACCGAGGGTGTTATCCAGGATCCCACCACCAAGGCCATCACTTACAACCTCATGCAGAACGATATGGTCGCTCTCCGTGCGGTCATGCGTCTCGGCTGGGAAATCGCGAATCCCGTCAACGCTTACAACGTGGACAAGGCTGACCCGTTCCCGTTCTCCGTGTATGGCAAGGGGGGCACCGTGTCCACCGTGACCGTTTCTCCCGCTACTGCCACTATGGCGAAGGGCGACAGCAAGGCGTTTACTGCTGCCGTTACCGGCGAGGGCATCATCAACGGCGAGGTCGAGTGGAGCCAGAATGGCGCCAAGTCTTCCATCTCTGAGGATGGCGTGCTGACTGTGGCCTCCAACGAGACTTCCACCAGCATCACCGTAACTGCCAAGTCCAAGCAGGACAGCAGTAAGACCGGCACTGCCACCGTGACCGTTTCCTGACCTGAAAGGAGCTGCCCCGTATGATTTACGCCGACTATGAGTATTACTCCTGCACTTATTGTGGGACTGCCGCAAAAGATGAGGATTTTCCCCGGCTATCCGTTCGGGCCAGCTCCTTCCTCGATTATTACACTCGCAACAAGGCGAAAAATAACGCTGATTTGGACGCTGTAAAAATGTGCTGCTGCGCACTCATTGACAAGTATGCTGTCATCGAAGCGGCACAGGCGCTTGCCGCTGCAAAAATGGTAGAAGCGGCGAACGGAGATAACGCGAAAAGCGAAACGGTAGGTGGATATTCTCGCACTTTGGCGACCGGCGGTGAATCTGCGTTGGCCGCAATCAACGTAACGGACGGGGCAAAAAAGCTACTAGCGGCAACGTGCAATGAGTACCTTGCCCATACTGGGCTGCTGTATCGGGGAGGAGGTTGCGGATGTACGCTCCCCACACTGTAACGATCTACAACATTGTCCAGGAAACCGACCCGGCTACGCTGGAAGAAACCGAGCGGGCCTATATCACAATCCTTCGGGGCGTGATGCTGCAGGCCTCAAAGGCCGCAAACGTCCGGAAAAGCGGCCTGGAAGGCGCCGATGCCGTAAACCTCTATATCCCCTTCTCTGTGGGAGCGGTGGATGGGAAGACAGGGGCCGCCAAGATTTATTCCAAGCCGCAGGCGTTTAACGCCGCCGCGGATAAATCCGGCTTGTGGACGCTCTCTTACAATGGAAATGGACAAGAAACCATTTTTGTGAAGGGCGAATTTGTTTCCGACAATCTGGATGTCGTGCGATTCCATGATGATTGCTACAGCGTCACAAAGGTTGACGCAATGGACTACGGCAGCGCTGACATGCAACATTGGGAAGTTGGGGGCAAATAATGGGCGTAAAGTTTTCCGTCTACATGGAAGGCATGGACGCCATCAAGGAAAAGCTGGTGCAGGCGTGTGGCAAAGCGGAACACGTATTGGCCGTCCAGGTTGAAAAGGATACCGTCCCGTTTGTCCCGGCGCTCACAGGCTCATTGACGGAGAGAACTAGGGTAGTTGGCAATGCCATCATCTATCCCGGTTCATACGCAAGGTTTTTGTACAACGGAAAAGTCATGGTGGACCCCAACACCGGGAGCACATACGCCCCCAAAGGCGGGACGAAGGTTTTGACGGACCGCAATTTGGTTTTCACAAAGACTATGCATCCGCAAGCGCAATCCCACTGGTTTGAGGCGTCCAAAGCCCAAAATCTCGATAAATGGCTCCGTGTAGCGGAAAAGGCGGTGAAGAAGTATGGAACAGGTTAAAAAGGCGGTATCGGCGGCAGAGGAAGACCAGGTATCCCGCAAGCTTCTGGTTTGGCTTAACACCTTTCCGGACAAGCCGGTTGACCTGATCCGCTTCGAATTTCTTCCCGCTGATACGGAATGCATGGCGCTTTCCACCATCCAGGCGGCGTACATCGTCAAGCGGTACATTCTGGGCGGATACCAGGCGGAGTATCAATTCAAGGTGATTTACCGGGTAAAGCCCGGCAACAGCAACGACAAGCGGCTAAAGGCGGATGAACTCTTAAACGCTCTCGGTGATTGGGCAGAATTGTTCGGAGGCGTGAACGATGACCCGTTTATTGGCGAGGGAAAGCACGTAATCCGCATTGAGCCCACCACCAGATCGTCGCTCTTTGCTATGTACGAGAACGGCGACGAGGACCATCAAATCCTTATGAAAATGAATTACGAGGTGAATGTATAATGGCTGATTTGGAATTTAACACTACTTCCGGCCAGACCATCGCCCGGGAACTCCTCATTGCATACCTGAATACTGGCACCCCCTCCGCACCCGTGTGGAGCGCCATCGGTAAGCGAGTGGAGGATTCTTCTGCTGAGATGGACTGGGCCCAGGAGAGCAAGCAGGACATTCTTGGGAATACCTTCACGACCATGAAGAAGCCTACCATTACGCAGACGTTTGATCCCATCCCCCTGGATGCGGGCGACGCTGCAGCGGTGAAGCTGTGGAATCTGGCAGTCAAGGATCACGACGCCCAGGCACTCTCCAACCAGGACATGCTCATCGCCCATTTTTACGCCACCAGCAGCCAGGCGAACTTCGCTGAGCGCTATTCCGGCTGCGCCGTGGCTGTGACCAGCATTGGCGGCGATGGCGGCGGCGACCTGAACATTGCCACCGAGATCACTTACGGCGGTGACCGTACCCTGGGCACTGTGACCAAGGGCGCTGGCGGCGCTGTGACCTTCACGGCAGACGCAGCTTAACGACAGCGGGGCGGGCTCTGCCCGCCCCATTTGAAAGGAGGAGACCATGGAACTCAATTTTGCCAACGGCGTACAGAGCTACACCGTCAACGGAGTGGAAGGCGCTTTCCGGCTCAATCCGTCGGATGCGGAGATGCTGCGGAAAGTCTACCTTGCCCTGAAGGACCTGGAGGGCAAGCAGAAGGAACAAGCTGAGGCCAGGGAGAAATCCGGAGACATTCAGGCGGTGTTTGACCGGCTCCACGCATTGGACCAGGAAATGCGGGGTGTGCTGGACGGACTGTTTGGGGATGGTCTCTGCGAAAAAATTTTCGGGGAAATGAGCTTGTACGCCCTAGCGGACGGCTTTCCCGTATGGGAAAATTTCCTGCTGGCCGTGATTGACCTGTTTGACGATTCCGTGAAGCGGGAGGCGGCGCTCTCCGACAAGCGCATCCAGAAGCACGTCCAGAAGTACCACAGATGAATTACTCCCTGCCGACAGAGGTTGAGATCGGAGAGATCAGCTATCCCATCCGCTCGGATTACCGGGCCATTCTGGATATCTTCGGGACCTTCGAAGACCCGGACATGGACAACAACCAGAAGGCGCTGGCGGCGCTGGACATCTTCTACCCGGATTTTCTGACGATCCCCGGGGAACAGCTACGGGAAGCGGCGGAGAAGATGCTCTGGTTCATCAACTGCGGGGAAGAGGGAGACAACCGCAAGCGCCCTAAGCTGATGGATTGGGAGCAGGATTTCCAGTACATCGTCGCTCCCATCAATCGGGTGGTGGGGCAGGAGATCAGGGCCATGCCCTATCTCCACTGGTGGACCTTCATCTCCGCCTACTACGAGATCGGGGACTGCTTCTTTGCTCAGATCGTCCGGATCCGCTCCCTGCGGGCGAAGGGCAAGAGGCTGGAGAAGGCGGACCAGGAGTTTTACCGAGAAAATAAGCGCCTTGTGGATATCAAGGAGAAATATTCCGAGGCGGAAAATACGCAGCTGCAAGAGTGGATTTGAGGTGACACAATGGCCGATGGCGAGGTGATTTTCAGCACGGAGCTGGACAACAAGGCGCTCTATCGGGACCTGAACAAGGCGGTGAAGGATATCGACCGGCTTGACGGCAAAATCTCCAAGCTGGGCGCTCAGAAGACCCCGCTGGAGGAAAAACTCCAGCGGATTACGGGAGAGCTGGATGAGGCCAAAGCGGCGCTTGCGGACATGCGGGCGGCTCCGAAGGGCACCTATGAAAAGGTCGATATCGCAGACCAGGCGACCCGTGTCCGGCTGCTGCAGGCGGAGTTTAACAGGACCGCAAACAGTGTTGACAATATCGGGAATCAGCTTCGAGCGGCGGAATCCGACCTAGATGGAGCAAAGAAGAAGGCGGGGGAGGTCAGCGACCGAATCCGGGAGGCGGAAGCGAATACCAGCCGCTTTGGCGATGCCACGGAAACGGCAGGGATTCGGATGCAGAAGCTCGTAACCCGTGTGGAGAAGCTGGCGAAGCGGGTTTTTATCTTCTCCATGATCACCGCCGCTCTGCGGAGCGTCCGGACTTGGCTGGTGGAGATCGTGAAGAGCGACCAGGAGGCCTCCGCCGCAATGGCGCAGCTCAAGGGTGCGCTGCTCACCCTGGCGCAGCCCCTTGTGCAGGTCCTTGTCCCAGCGTTTACCCTGCTTGTCCGGGTTATCGCCGCCGTCGTGACGCAGATCGCCCGCCTTGTGGCGGCCATCTCCGGGAAAAGCCTTTCCAGTACGGCGGCGTCGGCGAAGGCGCTGAACGCCCAGACGAAGGCCCTGAAGGGGACCGGAAAGGCGGCAAAGGACGCCGGAAAGTCTCTTGCAGCCTTCGACGAGATCAACCAACTTTCCTCCAATTCTTCCGGCAGCGGAGGCGGCGCTTCTGCGGACACCATTGCGCCGGACTTCTCCTTCATGGATGAGGTAGACGCCCGCCTCCGGAAAATCGCCGATGCGGTCATCCTCATCGGGGGTGGGCTTGCCGCCTGGAAGCTGTCTTCGCTTCTTCCCGGGACGCTCGGGACCGTGGCGGAGAAGCTGGCCGGGATCGCCCTTACCGTGGGCGGCCTCATCCTCCTGTGGGACGGACTTTCCGACGCCTGGAACAACGGCGTAGACTGGGGAAATCTCATCGAGATCCTTGGCGGCGCCGCAGCGGCGGCGCTGGGCCTCTACCTGACCTTCGGCAAAGTCGGCGCAGGCATCGGGCTTATTGTTGCTGGAGCAACGATGGTCGTTACGGCATTTCGTGACATTATTGATAGCGGTGTAAATCTTAAAAATACATTGCTGCTGATTGCCGGTATCGTTGCAACGGGCCTAGGATTCTTCGTTCTGACAGGAAGCGTGATTCCTCTGGTAATTGCCGGTATCGCAAGCATCGTTACCGCCATTCTGGCATGGACTGGCAACCTGGGCGATTTCGTCGCGGGAATCAAACAGATTTTTTCCGGCTTGGCCGAGTTCATCGGAAGCGTATTTACCGGAGATATGGATGCGGCCTTCAACGGGCTGACTAACATCGTCAAAGGGTTTGCGAACACGGTCCTTTCCATCGTCAATGCTATTATTGGTGTTGCGACGAAAGCACTGAACTGGATCATTTCCAAGCTGAACTCCATTAGTTTCGACATCCCTGACTGGGTACCCGGCGTCGGGGGGAAGACCTTCGGCGTCAATATCCCGATGATTCCGGACTATAAGATTCCAGCTCTTGCCCAAGGCGCTGTTATCCCGCCCAACCGGGAGTTTTTGGCCGTGCTGGGCGACCAGCGGAGCGGTACGAACATCGAAACGCCGCTGGCGACGATGGTGCAGGCATTCAAACAGGCCCTTGCGGAAAGCGGCTACAGCGGCAGCAGCGAGGCGGTCCTGGTGCTTGACCGGGACGTTCTGGGCCGGGTGGTGTACCAGCTCAACAAGGCCGAAGGAAACCGCATCGGCGTGAGCCTTACGGGGGTGTGATATGGGATATATCAAGCTCAACGGCCGCAGCTTCGACGCTGACGTTGCTATCTACAAGTACAACCGCAATTTCAATGTCCTGGACGGCGAGAATGCGGGGCGGGCCATGACGGGCCGGATGATCCGGGACATCATCGGTACCTACCTGGGGCACAAGATCACCGTCTTCCGCCGTGGCAACAACTACGCTGGCCTGGACGAGTTCTGGGACTACCTGTACCAGCACAGCGTGGACGATTCCGTCCTCCTAGAGGCCGCTGACGGGCAGACCTCCATCTCCTACGAGGCGTACTACACCAGCGCAACGCAGGACCTGGAAAAGGTGGAGAATGGGGCCAATTACTGGGGAGAGATCGAGGTCAACTTTATCCCAATGGAAGCGCAGGTGAGACCGTGAGCAAGACGATCATCTGCTACAAGGACGTTGCCATTGGCGCAGAAGATAATGCAATTGTCGAGACTTCCGGGGCTGATGTTGCCTCCGAGGCAGGTGAGCTGCTGGCGGGAATTACGCCTCAGCCGATCCTGACCTGCGAGCCAAATGGCTGGCCGCTGGACGGCAAACGGTGGCCGAAGGACACACAGCGCATCGCCCTGTGGTCTTCGGGGCAGTCTGGGGCGGATGGCGTGTTTTCGTCTCCTCCAAGCATCCAGATCTCTTTCCACCAGCAGTACTCATCAATGGGGATCATGCTGCTGTTTGATACCGCCGGCGGCGAATGGTGCAGTGAGGTCAGTATCCAGTGGGTCCAGGGCGGTGTGACAAAGGCAACCAAGATGTTTTACCCCGACCAGAGTACCTATTTCTGCGAAAATGCTGTAGAAGCATTTGACGGCGTACAAATCGACTTGAAGAAGACTAACCTCCCATACCACTACGCCAAACTGGAGCGCATCCTTTTTGGCGTTTGGCGGTATTTCGACGCGGAGGAGTTCCGCAGCGCTTCCATCGTGGAAGAAACGGACCTCCTGTCGGCGAAGCTGGCGGCATCTACGTTCCGCTGGACACTGGACAGCAAGAAAGACGTTGAGTATATGTTCCAGCTTAAACAGCCGATGGAGGTCCGCAATGATGGTGACCTTGTAGGTGTATTTTACATCGACAGTTCCAGCCGCCGAGGGGCAAGGCTCTACGACATCGAATGTAAAGATGCAATCGGGGTGCTGGGCGATAGCCAGTTCCCCGGCGGCGTCTATTCCGGGAAATCCGCCAAGGCCATTTTGACAGAGGTTCTGGGCGGCATTTTTGGTGCGGAGTATTCCGGGGTGACGGATACCACTTTGACCGGGATCATTGCTCCCTGCACCCGGAAAGAGGCTCTGCAGCAGCTGCTGTTTGCCTGGGGCGTGTGCGCCGCCACGGATGGAACCGAGAAGATCCGCATTTTTGCGCCGGCATCTACGCCCACAACGGTGGACGCAAACAGAGTGTACAGCGGGGTAGAGGTAAAAACGGCATCTATCGTGACTGAGGTCCGTGTTGTCGCGCACACCTACACCGAAAGCGCCAACGGCAGTATCACAATCGGCGGTAAGGCCTACGCTGACGAGACCCGGACGTACAGCATCAAGAATCCGGGGGTCACGGCGACGGACAAGGAGAACGTGGTGGAAGTCACGGGTGCTACGCTGGTATCTCCGTCTATCGGACAGGCAGTGACCCAGAGGGTATATAACTACTATGCGCGCCGGAATACCCACACTGCCAAAATCGTTTGGGCCGGAGAAAAGCTGGGAGACTGCGTGAAGATGCCGAATGCTTGGGATGGGACAAATACCGGCAACATCGTTAGGATGGAGATCGCCCTATCCAACACGATCGCCGCGCGGTGTGATAGTTTGGGGGAATAGCAGTGAGCGTAACGATCACCAACCTCGTTGGTAGTATCGGTAGTTTTGAATCTGGCACTTGGAATCTGACAACCGCCGAAAAGGCCTACACCTACATTGCTACCGCACGGGCGAAATACGGTTCTAATTCTCTCCAGATGAAGGGCGATACCTCCGTATTTGAGCGGACGTACACCCTGCGCAATTCCGGGGGAGTTGTGAAGCCGACGTTGAGATCGGAAGAGCGTCGTGTAGGG